ATGGCGTGCAGCTGGGCGCCGAGCTGCCGCGGGGCTGGACCGGGACGTTCGCGTTGGATCGCGGTTCGCCGGCGGCGGATGAATTCATCGCGGCGATCGAGCAGGCCTATTTCAATGGGCAGTCGATCGCGGCCGGCACGTTGTACCAGTATGTCAACGAACCTGATGGCTCGACCTCGACCTTTCAGTTCAGCGGGGTCGTGTTCAAGCTGACGTCGTCGGGCGTGTACAAGGGTGATGCGCCGGTGGCGCAGCAGCTGGAATTCTTCGCCTCGAGCCGGGTGAGCGTGTGATGGAGCGGATCATCACCGACAAAGCGGGCCGCGCGCTTTCGTTGCGGCGCGTGGGGGTTTTGGAGACGTTGCGGCTGTACAAGGCGCTGGGGCCGGAGCTTTCGGTAAACGAGGCGTATATGGGGCTTGCGACCATCGCGGCTTCCGTTGCGGTTCTGGATGGCGTGCCGATGCCGTTTCCGGGCAGTGAGGCCGGGGTTGAGACGGTGCTGGAGCGGCTGGGTGAGGATGGCGCGAGCGCTGTGGCCGCGGCGATTGCGCCGGCGGCGCTGGAGAGCGTGGTCGCGCAAGCGGGAAACTGAGCCGGCACCCTGGGCTGATCGATTGCCTGTATCTGGTGAAGTGCGGGGTGCCTTATGATGTGGCGTGCCGGTTGGATGATGACGAGCGCATGGCCTATGTCGTGATTTTTGGGCAGTTGGATGGGTTGGCGTTCGACTGGCGGCGGCTTGGTTGGGTGGATGGCTGAGGTGGATCATTCTTGGTTGATCCGGCGGCCGTCGCTTTATCGGGATGTGCTTGCGATTGGTGGCGAAAGCCGGGTTTCGGTTGCGCCGGTGGTCCGAAGGGCGTTGCGGAAACAGGCCCAGCCGCGAAGTGCGAATGTTGCATTTGGTCTGGACGCCGCGGCGGTGGCCGGGCGGTTGTTCGCGCCATCATCTGCGGTTGCGATCGCGCGACGTTCGATTGGTCAGGATGTCTGTAATGTTGCAAGGTCCGTTAGTAAAAAAACTGGTGCGAGGCCCTCTGTTACGAAGCGCGTATCGGCGGCGGTAGCGCCTGCGGGCCATGGTCGGTTGATCCATTATACGGCTGAAACGCCGGGGACTGGTTTCAGCCGTGTCGTTGCGCCTGGCATGAAAGTCGCCAGGAATATGCTTGTGTTTCGGACGCCGGGGGCGAGCTTCCGGCGGGATGCGGGCGCGCGATCCGTGCAAATGCGGCGCAATGCGTGTTTGGTCACGGACAGCATGGGCCGCCTTGCGCGAGCGCGGCGAGAGACCCTGCCGCGGCTGGCGCCGGTCCGGCGGCTCATCGATGGTCAGGCCGCGGGCTACGCGGCGATGCCGGCATCGTCCGCGCCGCAAGTTTCGAATGTGAAGAGTGCCCTCGGTCTGGTTGCGCAGAGCACGCCGTCCGCGCCCGCGAGCAGGAGGGCCGCGAATGGTGCAGTCTCCGAGCTGTCGGAAACCCCCAGCGCGGCCGCCGATGGCGCGGTTTCGGGGGTGCGGCTCTATCGCGCCATCGATGACTATCTTGCCCGCCAGGCGCGCCTGCCGCCTTCGGGCATGACCGGCTTCGACCCGCGGCTCAGCCCCGCCTGGGCTGGCTTGCAAATTCCGGGATAATGATGAGCAACGTGGTCATCACACTTGGCGCCGTCACGTTCCAGGATTTTGAAGTCCCGGAGAAGATCGCGCTCGGCGGCGCGCAGCGCGTCGCCGTGCATCAACTGATCGGCGGCGGGCGCGTCGTCGACGCGCTTGGCGATGCGCCGGCGCAGATCGATTTTTCGGGTATTTTCTCGGGCGAGGATGCGGCCGCGCGGGCGCAGATCCTCGATGCGGCGACGGCGGCGGGCGCGCAGCTTCCGCTGTTCTGGGACAGTTTTTTCTATACGGTCATCATCGGCGTGTTTTCGGCGAATTACGAAAAGCCGTGGTGGATACCTTTCACGATCAGCTGCGTCGTGGTGATCGACCCGGTCGCGGAAGTCGCGTCCGCAATATCCTCGGTGACGACGCTGATCGGCAACGACATCGCCTCGGCGGTGTCGCTGGCGCCGCAGGCGGGGGTTTCGCTGGCGCTCGGCGGCGCGCCGAGCCTGGCCGGGCTGGGCAGCGCGCAGGCTGTCGTCTCGTCCGGCATGGCGGCCGCGAATGTCGCGTTGACGAGCGGCGTCGGGCTGTTGAATGGCGCGATCGATGCGCCGGCGGCGATCGGCGGTCTCGCGCAAGTGGTTTCGACCTCCGGCCAGCTTGCCGCGTTGTCCGGGATGACCGGCTACATCAATCGGGCGGCGACCAACATGGCGAATGAGCTGACATGACCACGCAAACGATCACAATCGTCGGCGGCAATCTGTTCGCGCTGGCGGCGCAATATCTCAACGATGCGACGCAATGGATTCGGATCGCCCGGGCAAATGGCCTCTCTGACCCGCAGTTGGCGGGGCTGACCACGCTCATCATCCCGCCGGTAAATCCGGCTGCCGGCGGCGGCATTGCAAGTTAACCAGCCGCAAGTCCAGGTCAGCATCGGCGGGGCGGCGATTCCCGGCGCTGTCTCGGTCGAGATCGAGCAGGTCGCCTATTTCGCCGCGGATCGGTTTGCCGTAGTGTTTGCGATGGGCGCGGCGGAGACCGGAGCCGCCTATTTCGCGGCGTTGGGCGCGCAGACGGTGGTGATCGAGGCGGCCTTGGCGCCGGGCGGGTTCGTCAGCCTGTTGACGGGACAGGTCGACAACATCCGGCTCGACATGCCGCGGAACATAGCGATTTTGACCGGGCGGGATCTGTCGGCCGGGCTGATCGATACCGAGATCGCGGAGACGTTTGCCAACCAGACCGCCAGCCAGATCGCGCAAGCGATCGCCGCGCGGCATAGCCTGACGCCGAACGTTAGCGCAACCAGCACGCCGGTCGGGCAGTATTACGATCTTGACCACGCGAGGAGCGCGCTGGGGCTGAATTCGCGCGCGGGGACGGAATGGAACCTGCTGTCCTGGCTCGCGCTGATCGAGGGATTTGTGCTTTCCGTCACCGGGACGACGCTGAATTTTGGCCCGGTTCCGCCCGGCACGCCGCTGTTTCTAACGCCGCTCGATTGCATGGAGCTGATCCTGGACAGCGCGACCGCCATACCGGCGACCGCGACGGTAAAGTCCTGGAATACGCGCAGCAAGACGATCGTGACGCAGACGGCCGGAACGGGCCAGGGGCTGAGCACGACGCTGATCCGGCCCAATCTGACCAGCCAGCAGGCGATGAATTTGGCCGACAATCATCTGGCGGGCCTGGCGCAGCATGGCACGATCATGGTCGCGACGATGCCGGGTGAACTGACGTTGGTCCCCGGTGCGACGATCAACCTCAGCGAGACGAACTCGGCTTTCGATCAGACCTACATGGTCGATACGATCCGGCGGTCGATCGATTCGGCGCGCGGCTTTACGCAGATCGTGCGCGCCCACGCGGTGAGTTGAGAGCCGTGGATCAGTTCTGGAATGCCGTGAAGGCGCAGGCGGGCGGGCTGGATGGCCTGGCCGGAGTCGCCAGGTTCGGGCTGGTGTCGAGTTTCGATCCGACCGCCTACGCGGCGCGCGTGCTGATGCAGCCGGAGAATGTGTTGAGCGGATGGCTGCCGATCCTCTCCGCCTGGGTCGGCGCCGGCTGGGGGCTCGCGGCGCCGCTGACGCCGGGCAGCCAGGTGCTGGTGGTGGCGCAGGAAGGCAGCTCCGAGCAGGGTGTCATCGTGGGCTGCGTCTGGTCCGCGGTCGACGCGGCGCCGGGCGCGCCGGCGGGCGAGCTATGGATGAAGCACCAGACGGGAAGTTTCGTGAAATTATTGAACGACGGGACGATCGCGCTGCAGGCGGGCACCGTGAACGTCACGGGCAATCTCGTCGTCAGCGGCAATATTTCCGACCTGGGCGGCGCGCATGGCACGCTGGCGGCTTTGCGCAATGCGCATGACGAACACACGCATACCGACCCGCAAGGCGGCACCACCGGCCTGCCGTCGGTGACCGTGTAATGGCTGATGTGGCCCTCACCTTTGGCGGTGATTTGTCACTGAGCCCAACCGGCGACATCGCGCTGTCCGACGGCACAATACTGACGCAACAGCGTGTGCTGCGGCGGCTGCTTACCAATCAAGGCGGCTATATCTGGCAGCTCGGCTATGGCGCCGGGCTGGCGCAGTTCGTCGGGCAGCCGGCGGCGCCGGCGGCCATTCAGGCGATCGTGCGCGGGCAGATTCTCAAAGAGGCGGCGGTTGCAAAAAATCCGGCGCCGGTTGTGACCGCGGTGGGCGCGGATGACGGCACGGTCACGCTGACCATTACCTACACCGACGCCTACACCCAGCAGACCAGCATCCTGACCTTTCCGGTATCGCCATAAATGCAACTTTCCCTGCAGAATTTCACGACGCTGGTCGAAAACATGGCGGCGTCCGTGCAAGGTGCGGCCGCCAGCCTGCTCGATCTGACCGTCGGGTCGGTGCTGCGGGCGATTCTGGAGGCGAACGCCTCTCTGGCGCTGTGGCTGCAATGGCTGATCGTGCAGGTGCTGGCGACGACGCGGCTTGCCACCAGCACGGGGACGGATTGCGACACATTCGGGGCCGATTTCGGGTTTTATCGATTGCCCGCGGTCGCGGCGACCGGGTTCGTGACCTTCTCGCGCTTTTCGCCGAGCATCGCGGCGTTGATCCCGGTGGGCACCAATGTCGCGACCACGGCGAACACCCAGAGTTTCACGGTCACGACCGATACGACGAACCCGGCCTACAGCGTCGCTTCCGGCGGCTATGTTCTGGCCGCCGGCGTCGGCGGCGTCACGGTGCCGGTTGCGGCGAGTGTCGCCGGGAGCGCCGGCAATGTGCAGCCTGGCGCGATCTCCGTTCTCTCCTCCGCGGTCGCCGGGGTTGATACCGTGACCAATGCGCTCGCGTTGGCCGGTGGGCAGGATGCCGAGAGCGACGCGTCGTTCCGCAACCGGTTCGGCAGCTACCTCGCCAGCTTGTCGAAAGCAACGGATGTCGCGATCGGCGCCGCCATCACCTCGATCCAGCAAGGCCTGAGCTACGTCATCAGCGAGAACATCGACCAGACCGGCGCCGCCCAGATGGGCCATTTCGTCGTCACCGTGGATGACGGCTCCGGCGCGCCGTCGGCCTCGCTATTGTCCACAGTGCAAAGCTCGGTGGACGCGGTTCGGCCGGTCGGCAGCAGTTTCGCGGTGCAGGGGCCGGTGGTGTCGCCCGCCGATGTTTCGATGACCATCATGACGATCGAGGGTGCCTCGCACCAGGCCATGGTTGTGGCAGTCGCAACCGCGATCGAAACCTATATCGCGAGCCTTGGCGTCGGCGCGACGCTGAATTATACCCGGCTCGCGCAGCTGGCCTATTCCGCATCGGGGTCGATCACGAATGTCACCGCGGTTCTGCTGAACGGCGGGACCGCCGATCTGGTGCCGCCGCTGTTTGGCGTTGTTAGAAGCGGAACAGTAACGGTTTCCTGAAAGCGTAAAGTAAGCAAGCGCTTCTTTTTTGAAAAAAAGAAGCAAAAAACTTTTGCTTACTGCGGGCGTTGGCGCCCGCAAGAGCAAAAGTTTTTTGGTTACTTTTTTTCAAAAAAGTAACTTCTTTCTTTCCGACCAATCAAGCTCTAGCCCCGAGTAATCAACCGGCATGAACAAGCTATGATCGGCGACAACAACGACATGCTCGGCCGGCTGAAATCGGTCCTGCCGGCGCGCTGGTTCGGCGACACCACGCCGATTCTGGACGCGCTGCTCGGCGGCCTGGCGGTCGCGTGGAGCGGTTTGTACGGGCTGCTGAGCTACGTCCGGTCGCAAGCGCGGATCGCCACCGCGTCCGGCGTCTTTCTTGAGATCGCATCGGTCGATTATTTCGGCTCGGCCCTGCCGCGTAAGGCCGGCGAAAGCGACTCCGCGTTCAGCGCGCGGATACAAAACCATCTCATCGCGCCGCGGGCGACGCGATCGGCGCTGGCCGCGGCGCTGACGAATCTAACAGGCCGCGCGCCGAAACTATTCGAGCCGCTGAACGCCGCCGATACCGGCGGCTATGGCGCGGGGACTCTCGGCTACGGCGTCGCCGGCGGGTATGGGTGCAACCGGCTGCCGTTCCAGTTTTTCGTCACCGGCTATCGCCCGAACGCGACGCCGGTCAGCAATGCCGGCGGCTATAATGACGGCCCGGGCGGTTACAACGCGGGGCCGATGGCCTACGCCGATCTCGCCGCCATTCCGGGCGCCATTAGCGATGCCGACATCTACGCGGCCGCCGCTGATGTGCTGCCGACGGCCTGCATCGCCTGGATGAATCTCTCGAACTGAGGATCACGCATGGATCGCAACATCGTCTATCCCGGCAGCATTCCGCTGGATACCGACATCCTCAACCTGAACCGCAACGCGATGACCGCGATCGGCGCGCTGACCGCCTCGGTGCTGGGCAGCAACGTCGTGGTGGACGGGCTGGCCTGCACCGCGACGTCGCCGGCCTCGCTGACCGTGAATGTCGGCCCCGGCAGCATCACGCAGTTCACGGTGCTCGATGCCAATCCCTACGGCTCGCTCGGCGGCGACACGGCCGACCAGATCGTCAAGACCGGGATCAATCTGGAAGCGACCAGCTTCACGCTGACGCCGCCTTCGACATCCGGCCAATCGATCAACTATCTGATCGAAGCGGCGTTTTCCGAGACCGATACGGATGCGGTGGTGCTGCCCTATGTCAATGCGGCCAACCCGTCGCAGCCCTATTCCGGGCCGAGCAATTCCGGCACGGCGCAGAACACGCAGCGCATCCAGCGCGTGCAATTGCAGCTCAAGCCCGGCGCGGCAGCCGCCGCCGGCGCCCAAGC